AGATCGGAGCAACTGGATCAGATCGCCGACAAGATTGACCGGGTCGGGAATTGCCCGCTCGATCTTGCCGAGAAGGGAGTCGTCGTCATCAGACAGGCCGAGCTTTTCGCGACGAACGTCAGAAAAGGACATGCCGCGCTCCAGAGCGTTCGCCATGATATCCCGATAAAAGCCGCCGATATAGGCACTCCCGAACGCTGCCGCAGTCGGCACTGCCCCGACCACAGCGGCTCCGGCCAGAGCGGCTCCTGCAACTCCGCCGCCCACGAGCGCCGCGCCGCCAACCTTGCCTTTACCGGATCCCTTGCGCGCCCCACCATGCCCGAAACCGGGGGGCCAGTTGGTCACGCGCACGGGCTGGACGGTCACTGCGCCCGCTCTCGGCGCGGCGATCTTGCCCGATCCGCCTGCGCTCGATGCCCCGAAAGAGACACCGCCGCGCATCGAGCGGAACAGCTCCACCCCGTCTTTTACCGCGCCACCAACCTTGAACGCAGCCCAGATCGCAGATATCCCGCCAGCTGCCTTGAACAGCAACGCGACGTCCTCTTTATCGATGCCGCCAATCGTGTCAGCGAACAGCTCGAGCAGTTTCATCTCCTCGACAGCATCGGAGACGGCAGAGCGAGCGCTCTCGACGGCGTCCGTTGCTGCCGCACCCGCAGTCGCGGCAATGCGTGCGCTGTCTGCCTCGATACCCGTCCCGTCGGCTTCGAGGTGCAGATTGATGATAGCGTCGAGGTCACCGAAGCCCCCGTCTTTCCGAAACATCGCCGAGAGTTGGCGCAGGCCGCTAATGACCTGAGCATCTTCAAACACACCTTGCAGCTTCGTATCGTTGCCGTTCGCGGCCTCGACAACTTTCTTCAGCAACTCTACTGGGTGGAGCAACGCTCCGGCGCTATCATGAATATCGACACCCACCTGTCGGAGCTTGTCGAGATTGCTTTTCTTTCCAAGGGCGTTGAAGACGTTTTGAAAGATTGTTCCAGCCTCATCGGCAGAACCGACACCACGCTTGAATACCTGCATGAGCGCGCCAGCCTCGGCCAACCCCTGCACACCGCCCTTGCCGAGCGATGCATAGGCTGAAAAGACCTTGGGGCCGAGCGAGGCAAGGTTGGCGAGCTCAATCGCGCCATCCTTGCCCTGGCGGGCCAGCAAATCGAGCGCGGCCAGCATATCATCCGGCGTTTCGATCTCGAACTTCGAAAAGATCGAGGCCATCAACTTGCCGATCTCTTGCCCGCCCGAGCCCGTCGCCTGGATCGCCAGCGCGATCTCGCGCTTCATCTTGTCGGCGATATCGATCTCGCCAGTTGCTTCGGTGAAGGCCTCGATCGCGCCGAGCAGTTCTGTCGGATCGATCCGAATATCATCCGCCTGCGCGACCTCGTTGATCGCGCGGCGCATCGTCTTCATTTCTTCAGTGGATTTTCCGGCAGACACTCCGAGTCGCTCGATGCGCTCTTCGAGGGTCATCATGCGCCGCACTTCCTGAATGCCGATAAAGGCCCCGACCAGCGCTCCGGCGCGGCGCGCCAGCATCGCCATACCGTCGCCCGCCATGCGCGCCCGGCGATCCATCCGCTCCATCGCCCGGCCGCCGCGCTCGCCCATGGTTTCCATATCGCGGCCCATGCGATTGGCCTGGCGCGATACGTTGCCTCCGAGCAGCACTTCCATACGGGCGATAAGCCGGCTCATGCGCGAGCAGCCTTATTGAGGGAATCGACATAGTGGCGCGCCTCGCTCAGGCCGAGGCCCAGCACCTCGGTCCGCGACCAGGAGAGATATCGAGACAACGCCAACACCAGATCAAACCTCGCCCGACGGCGCGCCGCCGGGCTCGTCTTCTCGCGGCGCATCGTCCTCCTTCAGGAGGCCGGCATCCTTGGCGATCTGAACGTCCATCGCGAGCATCTCGCGTTCGATGAGATCGAGATCAACGCGTGCAAGCGTCTTCAGAATAGCTTCGTCGGGCTGGTCCAGCGCGCCAAGTCGGGTCACGCGCAGGAAGGTGACATGACGCTCGAGCGCCCGACCATCGAGGCCTGCCTCGAGCGCAGCAAGCTCATCCGCGACGATCTCTTCGCGGATCGTCGCAGCCATGGCCTTGTTCTCGCCGACCTTCAGGCCGCGATGAAGAGTAACCTCGCGGGTGATCATCCGACTGGCGTCCCGGCATCGGCCTCGAAGACGACGGGCACGCCGCCGGAATTACCAGCGGTGGACACCAGCTCGCCGGAGCGGAAGGCGTTCTCGAGAACGAAATTCTGGCCGGTATCGGCCATGAACTGCACGGTCCCCTCGAAGGCGTTAAGCGCGGCGAGATCGAGATCGGGTGTCCAGTGGAATTCCGCCTCGACCTTGGCCGGGCGCAGGCTGCCCGCCCAGTCGGTACCCTGATCGCCGGTGACCGATGTGCGGGTGACACCGCCGGGATCGTATTTTGCACCGGGCTTGGATTTGCGGCGCGTCCCGTTCAGGACGATGGTGACTTGACCGGTAAGCTGGCCCATGGAGACCTCCTAGAGACGAAACTGGATCAGGGCCGCGAAGACCCGGAAGTTGTTGATGATGTCCGGCGTCTGCAGCGAATTCAGACGGTTCGGATCGCCGCCCGCGCGCTCGACGATGAGACGCTCGATGTAGAAATCGGCATTCTCCACCAGCCCGGCCCGCTCCCATTCGCGGTAGAGCGCGACCAGCTCGCCGCGCACGACATCAGGGGTGGCCACAGCCTGCCCCGGATCGACGCCCGTGCCGTCATTGGCCAACTTGTGGCGCGGAAAACGAAGCAGAATGCGCTGCGCCTCGGACCAGCGCAGGTAGGCCAGTGCCGTGAGGGTGACCAGATCGAGATAGGCGGTATCGTCCGCTCCGGCATCGCTGATCTGGTAATTCGTGATGGCGCGCTCGATGCGCACCACGCCGGGTGTGTAATCGACTGTCGAAATCCCGGCCTTCAGAAGAAGCTCGCGCTCGGGCCGTGTATCGCGAGCCTCCGGTTTGCCGGGCAACACGCCGGCAAGCTCCAGCGTGCGCAGCTGGCGCGCCGGATCGATCTGGGTCTGGAAGGCCACGATGCCCGCGAAGGATGCGCCGATCTCCCAAGGCGGTGTCGGCGAGCCGGGCACGCGGATCGTGGAGACATGGGGCGAGTTGACACTGTTGCCCCAGGTATGTGCTGCCGCGAAGGTCTCGACGCCCCGGGCGGCAATGCCCAGCCCGTCGCGCATGTCCCGCGCGTCGAAGCGATCAACGAGAAAATCGCTCAAGGCGGTGTAGTTTGCGCCATCGAGGTAGGGACAGATCACTTCCGTCCACCAGTCGCCATCGATGGCGGCCAAGGCGGTATCGATTTCAGGATCGCCCGCACCTGCGGTATCGGTCGCGATGACGGCCGTCAGATTATCGGGGCTGCGCTCGTCATCATAATAGTTGATGCGCACATCGATGTTGTTCCCGGTCGCGCCCGCATGCTTGGCGGTAACGAGCAGCTTTTCCGGCGTGCCGCCATCGGCGGTCAGGACGGCCGGGATGGTCGGGTCGGTTGCGGCCGCAACAAGGGCCGTGACGATCTCGGCCGGCGTCGTGTCGGCGGAGACCGCCACGCGCACGCGCCGCCCACCAACCCAGAGATTGACAACGCCGCCTCCGAAATCTGCACTGCCATCCGTCTTCGAGAACGTCACGGATTTGACGGCCTTGGTGCCCGCGCCGTCGTCATCGAGGGCGATGGCCCAGAACTCGGTCGCGTCATTCGCAGTCAGAAAAGCGACGGCCTGCGCATGAAGCATCGAACCGCGCCCAAAGGACGTCGCTGCATCCTCGACATTGGTCACCAGCATCGGGACGAGAGCGGCGACCTGACCGGCGGCCAGACGCTGGCCAATGGCGATGGCCTTGTGCGGCATGCCGGGCAGACCGCGCTGTGCCTGGCTGGAATCAATTTCGATATACGCGCCAGGGACGCGGGTATCGGACGGGATCTGGCTGAAGCTGACCATGGATCAGTCCTCCTTCTTCTGAGCGCTGGACTTGCGCGGCGCGCGGGCGGTGATGATCACGTCGCCGTCGCGCTCGCGGCGTCGCCAATAGGGCGTGACAGCCAGCTCCTCGCCGCCCTCGGCGAGAGGTGTGCCGTCAGGCTTTGGGCAGGACCGGCCCTCGGCGGGGCGGATGAACTTCTTCTGGCGATTGCTCATGGAGCGTCTCCTGATGTCTCGGGTGAACCGGGCAGGTCCACGTCATTGGTGGCGTCGAGGTCGAGCGGCAGCGGCCCTTTGCGAGGCTCATCCGGCGCGTGCAGATCCCAGTCGCTGTGGTAGTGAAGGAAGTCGGCGAGCTCGGCCTCGGAGTTCTCGAAGCGCGGCGAGATGCGTCCCGATAGCGTCACCGCGAATACTGATAGGCCGCGCTTTGTCAGCGTCAGGCCGGACAGGTTTTCGATACCCATCACATGGAAACGATCAGCGTTTTCGACTTGCGGATCCCACTCATCGAGCGCGGCGACGATGCGATAGGCAATGGCATAGGCACCCATGCCATAGGCCGCGTCCGTGCCGAGTGCCCTCGATGCCGTCGTCGGCAGGCTGGCGACCGCGTATACTGCCCATTGCTGCTCGAAGGTCACGCCCTGGTCAGTCGCCCGCGCGACGATCGGGACGAAATAAGCTCCGGGTGGCTTGATCTGGCTCACCTGATCGGTTCCCTCATCGAAGGGGAATTCAATGGACTCGATCTGGCGCAGCGCGCGGCGCTCGTCATCCCATCCGAAAGCGGTTTTCAGGCGCGCTTCAATGGCCTTTTGAACGGCCCCCAGGGGATCGATGGCTGGATCGATCATCGGACTGCCTCGTCAAAGGCGTCGTTCAGATAGTCGAGCGCGAGTCCCGCCATCTTGTCGGCATCCTCATCGGAGACGCCGAGATAGGGTCGCGCGGGCTGGGTCACCTTCTTGGCGGCGACCTTCACTTCTTGGCCTTTTTCGTCGAACGTCGTGAAGATCAGGACGCCGCCCGGTTTTTTTGGGCGGATCGTGCCGCCGAACTGGCGCATGGCGGCATAGGGCTTGTTGGACCCGACCGTAACGGAACCGCCATCCGCGCCGACCGCATGCGTCAGCGAGGCGGCGAGATGCCCACGATTTGTCTGTGTCTTGCCACCCCTCGCCCGAACGCGGGCAGAAACCGGCCAAGGCGTGCCGTCGGGATCGACATTGGTGGTGGTGAGACGGCGCTCGGCCGAGGCGGTGAGGGTCTGACCAATGGCATCCGCCAGCGGCGCGGTATCGCGGCCGC